AATATTTACATTGCCGCCCATTCTATTAGCATTTTGTTTTTGTCCGAATGGATCTGTACCTCCTATTAAAATATCATCTTTTCGAAATGAAATTGGAGCTTGGCCAGGGCGAAGGATAAAATCATTTTCTTTTAATAGTGGTACATCTATGCCGAGTTTATTAGCTATCACGCGTAATCCATCTGCAGCTAATATTACATCTCCTGCAATATCCATTAATGATTCTGGTATTGCATCGAAAAATTTTGTTGTTGCAGATAGTAAAGGATTCAAAGCATTCGGGACGGTAGTTTGCATAGCTTGAATTCTTCCTTGTACATTTTGCAATCCAGTTGTACCAGACAACGCAGATGTATTATTTGCAATTGCTGCTCGCAGATCTTCCATACTTTTAGCTAAAACTTCATCACTACTTAACAAAGTATTTTGTGCTTTAGTAAAATCTTCAATTGCTTTAACTTGACTTTCTCCAACTATTTCGCCTGCATCCAGCTTTTTTTGTAATCCCTCTAAATCGCCTTCTTCTACTAAAGCTAACACATCTGGTTGTTTAATTTCCTCTAACACCGCCTTTCTTGCATCATATGCACGTAACTGTTTATATAGTTCGTCAGTACCAATACCCATAGTTTTTGCTAGTGCTTCTCCAGCTACTACATTATTTCGTATATAATCACCTTGTGTTTCAAAAATTGATGTATATGTTTTAGCCATCGCTGTCGGGTCAGCTCCAGTTAAATATTGTTGTCTTAATGTATTTAATAAATTTTCATTGCCTTTATTAATTTTTTGACCTGTTAATAATTGGTACTCCATTTCTGCACCAATACTCTCTTCAATATTTAAAGCTCCGCGGGCTGCGCCTGCTATTGCATCAAACGAAGTTCCCAAACGTTTTGCAGATAATGCAGCTAATCCTAACTGCGAAGGATATTTACCAAATATTGTAGAATTCATTGCTGAAACTTTTGAAAGTTCATCAAACATTTCATTTAATGTTCCGGCTTCTACTCCATTTGCTTCAAGTGCATCACGCATTGCAGTTAATTGTAGTACTGTTTGTTCTATACCTAAATCACTTTGTAATGCATAATTAATAAATGCAGCTGATGATTCTTCGGATAATCCAGCTTGTTGTTGTAAAAGGTCGTTTATAGAAAAAAGATTCTTTGCTGTTTTTTTTCCTTCTTCTGCTTGTTTACTAATAAATTTACCTAAACCAGTAAATTGCATTTCGATCGAAGCTGCATATTTTCTTGCACTTTCAGCACCAATATTTAATGATTTACCAACCTTATCTAGTTTTACTCCTAATTGTGTAGCAGCAGTAGTTGTAATTCCTAATTTTTTTGCTAATTCAACGTTACGTTGTTCATAAAAGCTAGTTTGTTTTGTTAGTTCAACTAACTGCTTAGTCCCATCAGCTAAAATTGCATTAAGTTTTGCAGCAACTAAATTCGCGCCGCCAAATGCATTGGTAGAATCTTTAAGAGTTTCTATATATGTTTTAAATGCACTTTCTCCTCGTTTTAAATCTTCTGGATCTACTGGACCTTGTCCGGTACGAGGCTTTGTACGAAGCTGTTTTATCAATATGTCTTTTTGTGATGTCATATATCAATAAATATCTAAAACGGAGGTTTTGTAACTTTTGGACTAGTATTAGTTTCTGCAGGTGGTGAGTCTGCAGGAGCTAACCAAGTTTTAAGCTGTCTAAGATAATATCTACGCCAAGTAATTGGCATATTGAATACCTCAGTCCAGGAGAATCCGCCCCCTTTAAAAACTAAAGAAAATATTTCTTCATGAAGTAATTTACGATATTCAGAGTTCAGGCCAAAGAAAGCCGGTGTCAAGCTGAAACCCGGTTTCAGTGACGCCTCCTTGGCCATCACTAACTTCAATTGATAAATCAATACCAGGAATACATGATTGAATATATTTTTGTAATTCTCGAGAATCTACAATTCGCAATTGCGTATCAACATATGTCGAAATTTTTTCTGCAGAAGTTTCTCCATTAATTTCAACAATACTTGCTTTTAAAAATGATGTAACTAATTGTTCACTGTCAAAGTTTTTTACATCTAGATTTGACACTAATTTAAGTTTAAACTCATTTCCTGATGTTGTTACACAATCAAAATAACCGTTGTTGTCAGTTTTTACATGTACATGTTTTAAATCTAATTGTGTTAAATCAATTTCTATTTTTTCGGGTTTATTTTTTTCAGTAACAACTTGTGCTAAATATTTTTTACCATATCCTAAAATTCTAGCAGCTACTATCAATGTATCAGTATCGCACTTTAGTATGTTATCGTAAGTAACTCCTGGTGTAGTAATCATTGAATTTAATAATTTTTCAATAACAATACCTTGCCTTAAATATGATGGGTTTGTGAGAATATCTTCTTCACGAGCAGTCATGTATTTCATTTCAATCTTACCGCTTCGAAGTGGATGATTTTTTGGATAAAATTTTCCTTGAGACGGTAAGTCTACTATTTCGCCAGGAACATCTTGTTTTGTTGTTGCTTCATATTCTGCTACAGCTTTTGCTTTTGCAGCTTCAATTGGATCAACGTATTTGTCTGTTACTTTCATGTATATAACCTTTTATTTAAAATAAATATTTTGAACAGTAAAAATGGGAGCCGAAACTCCCATTCTAATAAATTAATATTCTAAGATTGCGTAATCGTATGAAAGTGTTAATGAAATTTCAACTGCGGCATCATTTGCCCAATCCATGTTACCCCAATCAGCATTATTAATAAATGCACCAACTAATGTCCATTCTTCTACTTTATCACCTACCGGGCCTAATGAATGGAATGTTAATCTTTTCTTGTATTGATCTGAATAACCATTTCTACCAGTTACAGATTCATGGCCTAAACGAATCCATTCAATAACAGCTTGTGCTCCTGATGGTACAATTGGATCATAAAGTGTAATATTGATATCTTGCCAACGAGATTTTCCTTTAATCTTTCTTTCAACATTGATATGATCAAATACAACTGGGTTTTGTTGTAATTTTGGTCTATCTGATGCTTTTATAATATATGAAGGAATATCATCAATGTACATAAAGAAACGATTTTGTAGTTTTGGTTCCCAATCCTTGAAAAAGATTTCTTCATCAGTTAAAATATCTGCCATGTTGTTTTCTCCGTAATTTATTATAAATATGATGAATAGTAAAAAAGGCAGAGCCGAAACCCTGCCTTTTAAAATTTATACTACCCGGTTATTCTGGGAAAGAAGCTCCGGTTGGTTGTATATTGAAATCTAACACAATAAATTCAGCCGTTCTTGTTGGTTGAAGGAATAATTGACCATATAAAATGTTTTGATCAATTAAATCAGGTGTATTATTTGTTTCATCCATTACAACACGGAAAGCATATAAACCCTGTTGCTGCCTTACACGATTCAAATAAGGATTCACAATATTTAAGAATCTATTTCTAGTAGCAGCCGTATTTTGTTCGAATACTAAATATCTGGTTGATGAAGCAATAAACTTCTTAACCGTAATAAGTAATCTTCTAACATTTACTCTATCTAATGCAGATGGACGTGCTTGAAGAGTCTTTTGTCCCCAAATACAAATACCTTGATTAGGGAATGTTGCAATCGGATTCACTCTCGCTTCATACAATGTATCACGTTCTGCTTGTGTCAATCTATTATAAACATCAATAGCTTGTGTCAATCCACCTCTGTTCAAACCAGCTGGTGCATACCATGGGGCAGCTACTGCATCATTAAATGCTAATACGCCTGGTACAACTACTGATGGCGGAACCCAAATTGGAAGGTTTCTACTTGTATCAATAATTTTTACCCATGGATAATAAGTAGATGTATAATTTGAATCAATACTATTAATTGTATTAGTTACGGTTGCAATAGAATCTGTTAAAGCATTTGAATCCATTACATAGAATGCATCTTGACGATCTTCTACTAATGTTCTAGCTGCTGAGGTAACTGTTGGGTGTAAAGATTCAATTATACCCGGTGTTAATAACATATTAATATCATATACATCTGTATTAGATAACGCTGCAAACGCTTTCTTATATGCCGTAGTACCTGTTGTTGATGCACCAGAACAATCAAATCCAAATGTATTATTTGCAGTAATATTTGTTCCAGTTAATTTAGGTAAGTTAGGTCTTGCACCATCAAATCCACCTTGGAAACCAACAATAAATTTACGTGTATTAATACTTACATTTGTTGTAAATGTATCAGCTGTTAATGCTGTATCTAATGAACCCGTATATGGTGAAGCTAAACTAGGGAAAGATGCTTGCGATGCTTGTGTAATATCACCAAGATAGAAATCCGCGTTGCTTCCAGTACTTGCTGCAGTTGAAGGAGTAGGAGCTAAATAGTTCAAGTTATGTGAATCTGTAAAATCAAATCCATGATAATTCTTACTACTAAATATACTACTTACTGTCTGTGAAGATTGATAAACAACTGGTTCTAAGTTAACAGATGCTGATGCATTCGGAATAGGTGAATACATTGAACGGAAACCAAATGGTACTAATTCAGCATCATTTGTTCTATTCTTAACACCATTATCAACTTCTACTCTTATGTATTCAGAAATATTTGGATAATCGCCATTAACAAATATCTTGCCGGTAGAATCTGAGGTTTGATATTGATCACCGATCACTCTTGCAATATAGCGTGGAGATAATGGATCTAAATTAACATTAGTATATGATTCTACAATTTCTGGCCTTGCATCTGTATCATCAGATGAATATGGAGAATTTTTAATGTTAGCAGTATTTACTCTACGAACTTCAACCGTAAATGTACCAAAGCCATTTGGATCAGCTACTTCTGATGCAATTCTAATATCACGAATACCAACTTTAACTTCGTGGTTAGTTGATGTGCCATGCGATAATGTATGGAATTTAATCAAATTCTTTGCGTTACCTGCAATTTTTTGTGATGTAATCCATGGCGTTGCTGCTGTTGAATAATCTGCGGTATTTACAAATGTTGATAAATTTTGTAATTTAACTGTAACATCGCCTATATTATTAAACAATGCAGAAGCACCTTTATTTTCATAAATTACATATACTGGATATGAATCTGTTTTTGCGTCAGCTCCGATTGTCTTTGTTAAATAGCTATTAGATGTTGATACAATTGATCCTGATATATTTGCACCTTCTGTATAAAAATCATCTGCTCTAGTTACATTGCTGTCAAATGCATATGAACCAGACAATTTAAGTGAGAATGAACCAGACCCTGCGTCTGCTAATACGGCATCTTCAAATACATCATTGCCAGCGCCTACTGTTGATACTGGGCGAGATGGGTGAAGAACGTGGGTTACATATGATACAGAAGCAGATTCAGCAATAATAGCTAATACACCATTATCAAGTTGATACCCATCTTCATATAATAGTCTTGTTATTGTCATTACTCCTGCATTACGCAAGTAGTCTTGTACCACAAATGGTACGTATGTTTCTTCTGAATAAGAACCAAATATATTTTCAAATTCCTGGAATGATGTTACTTGGGTTGGAATCAATGCAGGACCTTTTACGGTAGGCCCAACAATGGCAGCTCCAATTTCAGAAACACCAGCCTGCAGAAATGATTGATCCTTTTCTACCGTGAATACACCCGGCGATACGATTCTTTCGGCCATTAAATTATCTCCTTGTTAGTTTAATATAAATATGAATGTTTTTTGCCAAACTTATGATTCGGAGATAAATATACCTTTTTCAAGATCAATTTGTCCTTCGCCGTAATGTTCTTTGAGTTTATTTACCAAATCAGTTTCTTGTGATTGGAGGGTTTGAAACTGTTGTAACAGTTGTTCTTGATATGCTTCAAGTTGTTGAGTACGTTGTTGCATTGCATATATTTCTTTTGTAGCTAATGCAATTTCTGTGTTATTTTCAGCAAACTTTGTTCTGATTTGTTCAATTTCCGTGACGTGCTGTTTTTCTAATTTCTTTTCAGCCATTTATGATTCTCCATATAGATCCCACTTCTGTGGTTTTGGTTTTTGTATTTCTACTTCTATTTCTTTGATTGCAAACAATTTTCCGTTTAATGGTTCTAAACGATAATGTCCTTTGAATTCGGTCTTTCGCATATAAGTAGTTAGTGTTTGAACTAAACCTTCAATGACATTGCCTTTATCAATTACTAGTTCCCAATTATCACCCGGTGGAATACGTGTTGCAATAAGATCAACATGTTCTTCAATTTTAGTTTCGGGCATAACCAGTCCTATTCTTTTTCTTTATTATAATGAATTTTTGATTATAATCCAAACCTTGATTTTGTTGCGTTGTAATTTTGTAATATTTCTGCAGAACTTAATTCTTTTGCATATATTCTAAATAACCCAAATGTACCTGGTAGATAGTTTGCGTTTCCATTTCGACTACCTATACAAAGATTTGATGTGCTTGTTATTCCACCCGATATGTTCCCTGTACTTACGGCTGTAGTATCATTTACAGTATCTATTATAATATTCATTCCACTTGCAGTACCCGAGCCATCATATGTACCTACGATATGATGCCAATTGTTACCTCTATAAGTATTATTTACAGTAGATACAACTATTCTGTTAGAGGTTGAATTTGTATTTCGTATGGCAAATGATATTTTACCTACATGAGTATTTCCTCTATATGATATTTCTACCCCTCTATAATTCCCGCTAGATTCATTTTTACCCATAATGTATTTACTGGCATTTGCTGTTGACCTCAACCATATTTCGTAACTGAATGCATCATTATAATCAAAATTGGCTACAGATGCATTTCCAAAATCTATGTGATCATTTGAACCATCTAAAGTTATAGTGCCAAGAGCTTCAGTAGAATTAACGGTTGGGTTATTAGTTAGAGCGCCAACTTCACCACCTATTGTACTATTTAAATTAGTTCCGCTACCAGGATATGATTTGGTATTAGCAGCATCTAATGCTAGAACTAACCCATCTGATATAATATCTGGTCCACCTATTGTACTCATAATCCAAACCTACTTTAAGTTATTGTTGTCCAAGTAAAACCATATTTTGTTGCTAATTCAGAGCCTACTGAGTTAATCTCTGAAAGGTCGTATTGATTTTTTATTCTAAAATCTGCGATTGTACCTTTAGACCGCCTTGAGGTAGAAAGAGCCCCTATAGTATAAGGTGCAAAATTATTAGCTAAAGTAGTATTACTATCTTCTAAGCTACCATTTTTAAATAATTTTGCAGTTGTCCCATCAATGGTAATACACCAAACTGCATATGTGTCCATTGTTGAAGAATACAACAAACAGTTGGTAATATTGGCGGTTGTAGCTCCTGCATTTGTAAATGATTCTGCTCTAAGTCTTACATATCCTAAATCTTCAAAAATTGTAATGACATCTTCAGCTTTAAATGCATCTCCTATTATATCAAATCGTTGCCCTGTATCTACTTTACCTACCCAAAACATTGTGAAATTATCTGAACTTCTAATAACAGCTGGAATAGATAAATCCATTGTATCATTATTGAATGTAATGCTTGGTTGACTGTTTAAATTAGC